TGTTCATTTGGTTTTGCTCCAATCGGGACGACCGACCCCTGCCACTTTGGCATAGGGGCGTACTTTGCGATACACGCCGTCCCCGTTGGCACTCCCTTGCGTGCCAGTATTGCCTTCGTAGGTTATCATTTGACCTTTGTCTGGCTGGTTTTCTACCAGAATGCCGACGTGTTCTGATGTACCAGCAATGCCATCAAGGTTGAAGAAGACTACATCACCGGGTTGTGCTTCTCGGACGTCAGCTAGTTGTCCGTGTTTTCTGAACCAGGCAAGTCCGGCGTCGCAGTTGTGGAATCCCTTTGGAGTTTGGACACCAATAAGGGCAGTGCTTCCCGACTGATAAAAGACCCAGGAGACAAAGAAGGCACACCAGGGCTGATTATTGTTTCCGTACCATTTGCCGAATTTGGTGTCGTTGTTGTTTCCTTCTTTATATTTGGCATCGACTTCCTTCTTTGCTAGTTCGAGGACTTTCGCGGGTGTGGTCATTTGAGGAGCTCGGCTTCTGCTTCGGTGATCCCGAGGCGTTGGAGGAGTGCTGTGCGGGCGGTGGCTTTGTCTGCCGCTTTGGCTTCTTTGTTGGCTTGTTCCATTTCGTAGGCGATGCGGTCGGTTTCGCGTTGATCCAACTCGGCTTGGGTGAGTTCGATCTCGGTGACTTCACCGGTTGTGCAGTTGATTTCGATTCGGGTTTCCATTGTTTCTCCTTATGCTTTGAGGATGCCGTAAAGGGATGCAGACGAGTAGGTCACAAAGTTTGCTGTTCCGTTGGCTGACAAGATTTTGAGTGAACTTATTGCAGCGGTTCCCGTCCATAGGTTTGCGGTGAATGTGGCGTATGCGGTGGTGGCGTTGTTTTCGCTGGCTGCGTCACAGGAAAAGGATTTTTGTGTGCTGCCGAATGCGTTGGGAAAATATACCTCTAGGTTTCCAAAAGTGCTGGCTGTGGATGATGCTCCGACGCTGAGTCCTATTGCTGCGACTGTGGATGGATTTGATGGGGCGTCTGATGTGGCGGTTGCACCATTGCCGTAGAGTCGTCTTGTGTAATAGGTGCTGGTGGTATCCCCGTTTATTTGTAATCCTATTGGGTCATAGATTTGGGTGTAATCTGATCGTGTACTCAGTTTGAGACATAGGTCGGTGAACGTGGACGGGATAGACGTAAAGTCAAATGATGCTGTGGCCGTGGCGAGTGTGTAGGTTTTAATGAGTGTGAAGGTGGTTGCCATTATGCGGCCGCAATTCCATAAAGCGCAAAAGTAGAACCCACCGAAAACCCGTTGCTGTCATCTCTACTTATTGTCATAGAGGTAATGGCGGCAGTAGAACGCCACAGACCCACCGCTGTACTTACTAGGGAAGGTGTAGCATTTTTGCGAGTCATAAGTGTTTTATATGTAGTGGTGTTTGAATAGTTCATTATATTAAGTATATTAACGGAAAATTTCCCCGCCTGTGTTGTACCAATATCTACACCGACCAGGATGTTGTTTTGGCTGGATTGTCGGTTGGAAGCCGCCGAGGAGCCGTCACCATATAATTGCGTGTAAGAGTAATTTGTGCCGGTGTCACCATTGAAAGTAATAGATGAGTTTTGGTAATCATATCCGCCTTGGGATTTTGTTGAATAGACCAATACTAGATCGGTAAACGTTCCGCTGATGCTAGAAAACGAAACTGTGGTGATTGCTGTACCGATTGTGGTACTTGCGATGGGTGTGTATGTTGCACCGGCCATTATGCCTTCACCCCATACAACGCGAAAGACGAATACTGCACAAACGAAGCACTAGACGGCGGCGTGAAAGTTATTGAATTAACGGCATTAGTATTACGCCACGCGCCAGAGGCTAGAGCAATTAAGCCGGAACCGTTAGCATCATATCCAGTTAAAGCGCGAATAGTTTTATATTTATTAGTGTTGGCATAATCTAGAATGTCAATAATTCCAGCGCCAAATACTGAGGCAGTAACTCCACCAAATGGAGTGTCTGGCGACCACATATAACTAGTATTTGCGTTACCTTGCGCTCCCGTTGCGCTTCCCGTTCCATAAAGTAAATGATAGTTATATGACGTTGCGGAATCTGCGTTAAACGTAATTAACGCCCCGCCCTCATTTGTTCCTGAGCCGTTGTACCTACTTATCGCTCGAACCTGTAAATGAGTAAACGTGGCTGGGATGCTGGAGAACGTGACCGAAGCCGTTGAAGTGGTCAGCGTAGTAGTGGCGATGGATTCATACGACGAAGCCACCCCACCCACCGAAGCAATAACACCAGGCAGAATCATGCAATGGCTCCAAAGACGAGCCAAGTATCAGTCCCCGTCTTAATACATTGGGCCGCCTTATATTGGGCAAGTGTAGGACTGGCAGACACCGCACCCGCCGACGTGATGGTGGTCGTCGCTGGCGTGACTGCGCTGATCGTCGTTGCACCCGCACCGATATTCATGACTTGGATCGTCGTGCCTGTCGCATACGCCACCGACGCATTGGTGGGGATCTTAAACGTGTTGGCGCTTGCATTTGAGACGGTAATGAAAGCACCCGCGTCAGCCGCTACGGTGACGTAAGCGGACGTGGTTTGGGCGTTGATTGAGTACGTCACCACGGGAGCAGTAAGCGTCTTGTTGGTCAACGTCTGGGTGCCTGTGAGGGTGACGTCTCCGGCGGCACTAGCACCGAAAAAGATCGCTACACCCGTGGACACGAAGTAAAGAGTGCCTTGGTCATATTGGGAGAGAGCCAGAGATCCTGATGTTGAGACGGTTGCCGTCCCGGCTGTCACCGTGGACACGCCTGCGCCCTTGTTTTGAATGACCAAAGTGTCACCGGCAGCAAAGAGTGCCGTGTTGACTGTCACCGTGGTCGCTGACCCGGAGTTCATTTCAATGCGAGTTCCGACGTCGGCTGCGACGAGGGTGTAGGACGCGGTCTTGACGCTCACGGTCTGGTTGTACTCATTGGTTTGAAGGGCAGTCACCTGCGCAGCTGTAAGGACTTGCCCGGTGGTGAAGGTTTGTTTTGCCATGTGCGCTCCTAGTAGACCAGCTGGTTTGTGTCAAGGATACCCATGGTGGCAGAGTCGAGGACGAATCCAGCCAGATCTGGCTCGAACGTGCCGATGGTGACTGACCACTTTTGGGGTGTGAATGAGTATTTGAGGGAGCAGCAGACAAGGTTCTTGCTGATCGTGGAGCCACCTGGGACGGTGCGGGTGACGACGAGTGGGTTGTAGAAGTAGATGTTGAGTCCGGCTTCGATACGGTCTGAGGGTTGCCCTGGAGTGATGTCGAGGGTGATGTAATCAGTACGGAGGATGGGGACGGAGCGACCTACGGCGAGAGTGAGTGCCTGATTGTAGGCATCATCATAGTTTTGGCAGTAGACGTTGTTGCGGGAAAGTGTGCGTTTCCCATAAGCGACGACTGAACTGGGGTTGTACACCTCGACGCCTTGCACAATCACGTCATTGTAAAGGAAGTCGGTGTCATATTTGAAGGCGGTGTCCTGGTAGGTAATGGGGTCGCCGTCATCGTAGAAGTAGTACGGGGCGGTGGCTGCGAGTTGCCATTGGGAGGAGCGATCGTAGAAGGTGAGGACGCCGAGGTTGTCCTGGTAGTAGATCCCTAGTTCCGTTTCAACGGCTTGGTTGATGACGTCAAGGGCTGTCCGATACGTTCCCGCATCCGCGCCCATGTACGTCTGACCCACCTCGGTGTAACTCGACGGTGTCCATCCTGAGGCTGTCATGGTGTCATACACGCCCTGGATTCTGAAGCCCGTCAAGTTGACCGCTGAATATGAAGTGAGGGTCGTGAGGGTCGCTTGAGCGAGTCTGCCGATGCCGTCAATGCCACGCACCGTCATCATCGCTACATCTGCACCGTTGGCAGGACGATACTTCCACGAGTCCACATAGCCGTAATACAAGGGGTAATCGACGGAGGCGTGATTGCTGACAATCTTGATGGGCACCATCGGGACGATGTACCCGTAATAAGGACTCCCAGAGTTGTCCGGGTTCCAGTCACCGTTCTCATCGGTGAACACGAAGTTGGTGGTGCCCGCCAGAAACACGTCGTTGACACGATCGAAGGGCTGGTCAATAGTGCAGTTCAACACTTGGCTAGTGAGATTGACCCAACCCGTGTTCATGTACACGCTGACGGTGAGAGTGGTCATCCGCTGGCTGCGTTCGAGTACCAGACGCCACCGGCGCGCAGCTTGTTTTGAAGCCCGACAGAGATTTGATCTACTACTTCTGGAGTGACCATCGGCGCGTTAATGTTGACCACGATAGGAGCGGGAGCTGTGGTTCCGCCACCTGCCATAGCCTTAGTGGCTGCTGCCTCTGCCTCAGCCAAGCCAGGCATACTCGTCACCATCGTGTTGGTTCCCATGCTTTGTACCGCACCCGCCACCGAGGCTGCTGCCGTTTGCGGGATGCTGATTTGCTTCTCGCCACCATTAAGGGTTGCAGCCTTATCCCATGAGAGGGCGGCATACTCACCTTTAAGGCTGATGAGTTTGCGAAGCGCCGCTTCCTGGGCAAACATGCGTTGTTCCTCGGTCTTGTACCCATCCTCTTCAAGGGCAAGTAAGCCTTCGACGGCTGCCTTTTCTTTGGCAGTCAAGTCAAGTTTAAGGGCATTGGCAAGGGCAATTTGGTTTAAATCAAATTGGGCAGATAGTTTCTTTTCAGCGTCGATCTTGCGTTGATCCATAAGTTTTTTAGCAGCTTCTTTTTTTGCAAGAGCAAGAGTGGCTTTTGATGTGTTTGCAAGATCCTTAGCGGCTTGGAGGGCTTGCAGATCTATTTCGGTTGCCTGCTTGCCTTTGTTCATGCCAGGTATAGGTGAACCTTGAAATCCGCCACGGCTGGCTTTATTGAATTTTTTATCCGCTTCTGCTTGTGTAATGTTTTTCCCAGTTGCTTTGTCACGATATTGACCTGTTACTGGATCATAACCAAGATTGGCTTTATCAAGAACTTTCTGATTTTCTCTGAGTTGCGGTTGCGCGCCAACGCCCAAAGCCGTTACACCTGCAACCGCCGCAACGAATGGAGCGGCAGCCCCCATAATTGGCAACGCGGCAACTTTAGCGAGTGTTGCGTATGTGGCAATGGCTTTAAATGCCAACGCGACAGTCGTCAGCGCGGCAGCCATACCCATGACTGATCCCTTGTGAGTGGACATGAGTGTGAAAAATTGTTCTAGTTTAGGGATGCCGGTATTGATAAGAAAATCCCCAAGTTTAACTAGGACAGGCAACAATTTATAGCCGACCTGTTCTTGGACGTCCTGGAACTTGGCTTCCAGGATTGCCAACTTGCCGGAATAAGTGGTGGCATAGGCAGCGGCTTGCCCACCAATCTTGGCGTTGAGCATTCCCATTGCCTTTTCCAACGCCTCAGCTGGTGGCAACGACTTGTCCATCGTAATGCCGAGTTCCTTAAATGCTTTAGCGTTACCTCCCGATGCTTTTGCCAGGATCTTTGATGCCGATGCCAGGTCGATGTTTTTGAACCTGGCAAGGTCAGCGGATGCAGCGAGCATGCCTTGGGACTTCTCCAGAGATCCGGTGGCGGTGACAAGTGTGGACAAGGCTAGGGCGGTTTGAGTCCCTTCAAAGCCGAGGCTCATCATTGCCTTTTCGGACGTGCGGATCGAGGCTGAGCCGACCATCGAAGCCTTACCGATGTTAGTCAGCGACACCGCCAGCCTAGAGTTTGCTTGCTCCATCTCCACCGCAGCCCGCACCGATGTCCTAGCGAACTGGGCGACACCTACACCTAGACCCAATTTGGCGAGGGAGCTGTTCAGTCCGTTGGCTTGGAACCTAAGATTCTTGAGTCCCTTTTCAGCTTTCTTGAACCCTTGATCTTTGAGGGCTGTGTAAATAGTGATTTGGGCTTTGCGTGCCATTATGCCATCCTCGCATTGAACTGTCGGATGGAGTCGTCGATGACGTTGTCGATCTTGCGTCGGATCTCGGGGCGCATTTCGATGACGGCTTCCACGATCATCCGGTGTTTATTGCTAGGCACACCTGAGCGTTCGGCGATGTTGCGAATAAATTGTGCGCCCTGGGGTGACTTGCCGCCTGGGGTTTTGGTTCCGGCTGATTCGTAGATGACACCGGCAGCGGTGCCGTCTTGGATGGCGTAGCCGGTGGCGTAGGTTCCTCGAATGTATCTGGATCGAGCCGCGCGGGTCTTTGTGATGCCACGTTGGATCGTTGCCTGGTCAAATACTTTGGCAGCCCATAAGCCTGAGCCTTGGGTGGCTGGAGTCCAGCCGGACATAGGTGACTTGGCTGGCACGAACCCGCGCGCTCGATTGACCACTTGCCCAAGTAGTTGGTCAATGTCCTTGTTCATGGCTTTGTTCAAATCGGGAGCGAATTGGCGCACAAGATCGAGGGAGCGTTTGTCAATGGACTCCGCCATGTTTGCTCCTCTCTTTCACGACGGCGATCAAAGCGCGAAGCATGATCGGATCCTCAGCCAATAGTGCGGTGGGTGACATGTGTGTTTCGAGTGCGAGCCACGCCAACTGCCAGGTCAGCGTGTCCCGCGTCAGCCATTTGGGTCATCGTCAATCACCTCGACGCTTTTGAGAGTGTCCAGGAATTTCTCCGATTCCGGCGGATGAACTTCTGCACCTGAACGCTCCAGGACTTTCCAAGCCAGCCAGTAAATGTCGGTTGCCCGTTCATTTTCCCTGAAGATCTTAGAGAATCCTCCCTTTGCATATTTCTCGAATGCCACCTCGATTGTAGGCGTAATGGGAAAGGTTTTAGTTTCCCCGTCCGCCATTGTGATCTTGAGTTGTGCCATGTTGTGTCCCTTTCAACTTGGTTTAGACTTCGGTTTTTGTGACTACTGAGTTCAACTGGTAGGAATACGACGCGGTACTCATCTCGCCTACGGCACCTACAATGGGGGTTACTTGATCAACGAAAATTGTAAAACTGTACAACGGGTTCGTTGCCGATGTGGCTGCACTTGTTTGTTGGAGTGAGCAGAATGCGGTTGCTCCGACGACGCTATTAAATGTGGCGGTGACATTGGTTGCAGCTAAATCGTTGAAGATTTCAAGATCAAGTTGACCCGATTGTAAGCCTTGGACGTATTTGTGAGCAAGGTCGCCCATGGATGTGACTTCGAGTGAATCATATTTCCAAGTAAGTGTTGCGCTGCTGACGTGGTCTGAGAGTGTGACGGATGGGGTGGCAGTTCCGATCTTGAACACCACGCCCTGGTTGAAATAGACGGCCATGATTATTCCTCATCTTTCTTGATTGTTTTGGGGGTGGTTGTTGATTGGATTGCACCAACGCTCAGGAGCCACTCGATGCCGTGTGGTTCCAATTCTTTGACGGTTGCGGTGTCGCCTTCTTTGAATCCATCTAGATTTGCGACCAGGATCGTGTAACTCATATCAACTCCAACTTGCTAGTGTTTCGATGGATACGTCACAAGTGAGGAGGTCACCGGACGGCAAAGCCATGACGCGGGGTTGTGAGATGCTGCTGATGTTGTACGTCGTAGGGATCAAAGGAATGAGTGCTTGGAGCATGGTTTCAATTCCGGCCAGGTTTCCTTGGTTGTCAAAGAGTGGAATCGCCATTTCGATCTTGAACCGCACCGTCAAAGATAAGAGGCTGCCATTGTTGGTCGGCTGGACGTAGGGGTCGTCTGGGACGATGGAGCAGCTGTTGGCGGTGACTTGTGGTGGCGGGAATGAATAAGTTGAGTACACGCTGGGGTTAGCGATGGATGCGGCAAGTGCGGTGCGGAGAGTGGCGAATGACATCAGCCGACCATCACCGAAGGGGCAAGGTATGGGGCAAGAAGTCCGCGCACCGTTGCCATGAGTGCGAAGCCCATTTTGAAGGGTTGTGGGACACCGAAGTCGATGGAGGATGCACCGTTGCCGGGGGCTTGCCGTGATTGCCAGATGTTGATGGCGACCATGAGGCTGGCTTCTCTTACGGCTGGCACGCTGGCGTATGCGGTGCCGTGTTCGGCTGCTGCTGCTTTACCGTAAGGGCGTACAAGGTGAGTCAAGTCATTGCTGGCGGTTTTTGCGTATTGAATGTAGGAGATACCAGACTGGGTGAGTCCTGAGTAGTTACCCCACGCAAATGCGCCTGTCTGGTAGATCGAGGTGTTCCAGAATTCGCCGGAGGTGAGTCCGGTGATGGTGTAAGCCCCGTTATAGGTTGCCCCGCAACTGCTGATTGTCACGGTTTGCCCAACGTTGAACACGGGTGTGGAGGCGATAGCAATGGTGGCGACGTTGTTGGTGAGTGAGGTAGCGATGACGGGTGCTGTGTTATGCCAGAGCATGACGTCCACAAGATCCTGAGCCGCTTGCGCTACTTCTTCAATCGTTGCGTCAAGATAAAGGCTACCGATCCCTAGAGCAGAACGTAGTTCTGCCATAGTGACGTATGTTGCCGCCATCGCTACCTCCTTCCAAGTGTCCCGTGGAAGCTGCCCCCGCAGTTGGGACGGATCTGCGGGGACAGCGGTCGATTATGTGAGGTTGAAGCGTTGCAGACCACCG